ATAATGGAAACTAATAATGACGTTATTTGTATTGCAATGAGTTCTATTTTTAGTACCGGGGTTAATATTAAAAATATTCATATGATTATGTTCGCTTCTGGCGGTAAAAGTTTTATAAGAACAATACAATCAATTGGTAGAGGTTTAAGACTGCATGAAAGTAAAAATAAATTAATTATTATAGATCTTGCTGATAAATTAAAATACGGTACACGTCATTCTGAAAAAAGAAAAGAAATTTATAAGTCTGAAAAAATTAATTTTACATTAACTGATATAGTTGAAAAGTAGTATTTATATACTATAATTGTTATATGGCTAATACTAAAAAAGCAACCGGTAAGCGTAGAGGGCCGAAACCAAAAAAGACAGAATACTATGTTGACCCTCGAGAATTAAAACAAGAACTAATTGATTATTATAAATGTGAGAATTGTACACCTAAATTGGGGGAAATGATTCATAAAATAGCTCACGGGTTAAGTTATTCATCTAATTTTATAAATTATACATATCGCGATGAAATGGTAGGCGATGCTTTAGTTAAGATGTATACTGCGGTTACCAATAAAAAGTTTAATGTAGATTCAGAATACAATCCTTTTTCGTATTTTACTACTATAGCGTTTCATGCTTTTATTAATAGAATTAAAAAAGAAAAGAAGCATACTGAGACTTTAAGTCAATATAAAGAAAAGGTTTACGAGCAAGAAATGTTAAATTCGATGGATGGTAGGGTNTATGTTAAACCTATGAGCGACGAAGTTGATTTTGGTGATGACGCGTAAAGTAGCTATATTTTCAGATTTACATTTAGGAGTGCACCAGAATAATGATTTTTGGTTAGGTATATCTAATAAATGGAGTGATTGGTATATTAAAGAACTTAAAGAAAAAAATATTACCGATATAATATTTTGTGGTGACTTTTTTCATTATAGGGATGAAATTAGTGTTAAAACTTTAAATTTTGCAAAAGATCTTTTAGATAAGTTTAAAGATTTTAAAATTACAATGATTACAGGTAATCATGATGCATGGTATAAAGATACATCAGAAATTAATAGTTTAAGTATTTTAAAAGGTTATGAAAACTTAACTGTATATGATAAACTAGCTACGGTTGACTATAAGGGTAGATTAATATCTTTCTGCCCTTGGGGTACTAAAATAGATGATATACCTGATAGTGATTTAATATTTGGTCATTTTGAATTAGAAAATTTTAAAATGAATATGTTTAAAATATGCGATCATGGTGATGATCCAGATGTATTAGTTGAAAAATCTAAACTTATTTTCACCGGGCATTTTCATGCTAGAGATGAAAAAACTTTTAAAAAGCAAGGTAGCTCTATAATATATGTTGGTAATCCGTATGAAATGGACTTTGGAGATACACTGCAAACGAAAGGTTATTATATTCTAGATTTAAATGATATGTCATATCAATTTTATGAAAATAATATTACACCGAAACATATTAAAATTATTTTATCTAAACTAATTAATATAACTGATGTTGAAAAAGTATTAAAAGATTCATTACCAGGTAATATTATAAAATTAATTATCGATAAAAATATTAGTACTGACCATTTAGATGCTTTAGTTACTAAATTAACTACATATAAGCCAGTAGAATTAAGAATTGATTATGATGTAAATTATAATAAACTTAAGATAGAAAATGATCAAGATTATGACTTATCAGGTGTCGATATTAAACATGCAATTGAAGAGTTTGTTAATATGTTAGATATAGAAAATAAAAAAGATGTAGTGAACTATTCGCAGTCATTATATGAAAGAGTTAAATGAAATACGTAAGTTTTAGAGAACTAAAAATTAAAAACTTTCTTTCAATTGGTGAAGAAAACGTAGTTGTAAATTTTGAAAAAGGTTTACATATCGTAACTGGTATCAATAGAGATAAAGAAGATAGAAGAAATGGTGTCGGTAAAAGTACTATTGCTGATGCTTTATATTTTGCTATATTTGGTCAAACTTTAAGAGATTTAAAGAAAAATTTTATAGCTAATAATCTTACATCTGGTACTTGTGAGGTTCAATTATCTTTTACTATTGATGACCCTAAGCACGGGGTTAACGAATTTGATATTATACGCACTTTAAACCCTAGTAAAGTATATGTATATAAAAACGGCAATGATAAGACTAGAGATAGTATATCAAATACAAATGAATATATTAATACAATTTTATCTTCAACACCTGAAATTTTTCAAAACTGTGTTATTATGACTCTTAATAATCATGTACCTTTTATGGGCAAGAGTAAAACTGAAAAACGTAAGTTTATTGAGCAAATATTTAACTTAGAAATTTTTAGTAAGATGCTTGGTGAATTACGTAATGAACATAATGAGGTTAAACGTAATTTTGATATTGAAATTACTAGACTAGAAGAAACTAATAATCATTTAAATACTCAGCAGCAGCAAGTTGATAACTTTGAAGAAAATAAAACACAAAGAGTTAATAGAATTGAAGATCAGATTAGTAATAAAAATAATGACTTAAAAAATTATAAAGAAGAAAAAGATACAGTAGAATCTTTGGACGAAAAACCTTATGTAGAAAAATCTGATAAACTAAATGATGAAATATTAGATTTAAATATTACTAAAAATGAAAAGTATGAAAAAATTGTACAATTAAAAACTAACTTAACTACAAATAAAAGCACATTAGCAAAAATTGGTACAGATGAAGCTACATGTCCTATGTGTTTAAGACCTTTAGAAGATCATGATAAAGATTTAATTGAAGAAGAAAAAAGAAAAATTGATGAGGTGTTAAATGATATTTTAAATGATATAAAAATTAATAAAGAAGATTATGAAAATACAGTTAAAGAAATTAATAGTTATTCTGTTGCAAAAACTAAAATAGATAATAAACTTTCAAGTATAAAAAATCAAAAAGATAATATTTCTTATCTAGAACGTAATATATATGAAATAGAAAATATTATTAAACAATATCAAACTGATATTGATAATATTAAAAATGAAACTAATTCATTTGATGATCTAATAAATGATACAACTAATAAAATTAATGATATAAAGCAAGAAATTGATTCAATTAAGAAGGTTATTAATTTAATGGAAGTAGTTAAATTTGTTGTAAGTGAAGAAGGGGTTAAGAGTTTTATTGTTAAAAAAATATTATCACACTTTAATGGTAAATTAACTCATTTTTTAAAGAAGTTAGATAGTAATTGTGTTTGCGTTTTTAATGAATATTTCGAAGAAGAAATAGTAAATGAAAAGGGAAAGATTTGTTTATATAATAACTTTTCGGGAGCTGAAAGAAAAGCTATTGACTTAGCTTGTTTATTTTCTTTTATGGATATGAGGAAGTCTCAAGGAGATGTGTACTATAATATTAGTTTCTATGATGAACTATTCGATAGTAGTCTAGATGAAAAAGGTGTCGATTTAGTATTAGAGATATTAAATGAACGTGTTGAAAAATATAATGAGTGTGTAATGGTTATCAGCCATAGAAAAGAAAGCATTAAATCTGCTAATGGAGATGTAATATTTTTAGAGAAGCATAATGGTATAACTAAACGGGTTAATTTCGTTGACTAACCAAAAAAATTAATTAACTATATACATATGATGATCGGTCAAAACCTCCCGTTTAAACAAAATAGCCCTTTTGGTATTACACCATTTAAAACACCTGTAAGTCCTGAACCCTCGAAAGAAGCGCCTAAAGCGCCAGAGGAAGGTTTACCTAGATTTTTGAATTATTATGCAGATTATTCTGGTTGCGGTCATTGGAGAATGATATGGCCTGAACAAGTAATGAATGCTCATAATAAAGCAGTGGTTCATGGTACAACCGTTATGAATTTAGATGAACGCTATTATGGTCAAGTTAAAGGTGTACGGATTCAAAGACAAGCCACTCCACAACAATTACAATTTGTTAGATGGTTAAGAAGCTTAGCCGATAAAAATAATTTCAGACTAATATATGAAATTGATGATATATGTTTTGGTGAAGATATACCCGATTATAATAAATATAAAACAGCATTTACCGATCCGGAAATAAGAAAATCATCTCAAGAAATGATGGCAATGTGTGATGAAATTACAGTTACATGCCCTTTCATGCGAGATTATTATAAAGAAAAAACAGGTAATCAAAATGTAACAGTCTTACCTAATTTTATGCCAAAATTTTGGTTAGATAGATTTTATGATGCAAGTCGTACAATGGACAGTTATGATAAAAATAAAAAGAAACCTAGAATATTATATGCTGGTTCTGGGGCTCATTTTGACGTTGAGCAAAGAGTTAAATTTAAAGATGATTTTTACCATGTAAATGAAGTAATAAGAAAAACAGTTGACAAGTATCAATGGGTTTTTCTTGGAGCTCACCCATTACCGATAATTGATTTAGTTCGCTCCGGTAAAGTAGAATTCCATCCATGGAAAAAATTGTATGAATATGGTCAAGGCCTCTACGATCTGAACGTAAATATGGTAGTAGCTCCCTTAATGGATAATACTTTTAATAGAGCTAAATCAGATTTAAAATACATTGAAGCATGTGCTTTAGGTTTACCAATTGCGTGTCAAGATTTATGCACATATGAAAATGCACCTATTAAGTTTATAACCGGTGATCAAATGATTGCACAGATTGAAAAAACGTTAAGTGATAGAAAATATTATAAGGCTATTTGTAAGAAGAGTAGACAGTATGCAGAGACAAGATGGTTAGAAGACGATAGAAACATAGATTGCTATACTGAATTATATCAATATAATGTAGGTGATCCTAAAAGGGTGAATTTAGGTAGATATAATTAGGAACTGATATATAATTAATGGGTGAGTTATCGTAATATATACTATGATCCCCGAGAAAGATGTATCAATTTATTTACTTGGGATACCGATGGTAAAAGAATTAAAGTAACTACGTCTTACGACCCATATCTTTACGTTGAAGGTAAAGGTGATTATGAATCTATATTTGGTACTAAATTAGTTAAGAAGAGTTTTAGGACTCAGTATGATCGATTCAAGTATATTAAAGATACTGGTATTAAAAGAGTATTTGAAAATCAGCCAGCTGTTCAGCAGTACCTAATTGATACTTTTTGGAAGGTCAACGAAACGACTGAATTTAGTAAGAATCCTATTAAAGTAATGTTTTTGGATATTGAAACTTATTCACCAGATGAGTTTCCTAATCCTCAAGACCCCACTCATACCTGTAATGTTATTACTTGCTTCGATTCATTAAATCGTCAATATCATACATTTGGTTTAGGTGAGTATAATAATAAAGATAAAGATGTAACATATGTTAATTGCTCTTCAGAGAGGGAGTTATTCATGAAGTTTATTGAGTATGTTGAAAAGGATTACCCTGATATTATGTCAGGTTGGAATAGTGAGTTTTTTGATTTACCATATATCTTAAATAGATGCACACGTATACTTGGCGAGGAATGGACTAATAGAATATCACCTTCTGGTAAGGTTTATAGTAGAACGATACGTGGTCAGTTCGGTCAAGAACAACAACGTTGGTATGTTGAAGGTATTTCATTAATTGACTATTTAGATGTATATAAACGTTTTTCGGTTGGAGTCAAAGAAAGTTATAAACTTGATGCTATTGGTGAGGCTGAGCTAGGTGAGAAGAAAGTAGATTTTGGTAATATGAATCTTGCTACTCTTGCTGATACTGATTGGCAAACGTTTGTTGAATATAATATTCAGGACGTTAGACTGCTAACCAATTTAGAAGATAAACTAAAATATACAGAACTAATTAAGATGTTAGCTTACGTTGGCTTGACTACCTTCGAAGCTGCTATGGGATCCCTTTCGGTGATCAACGGTGCAACAGCTGTTATATCAAGGAAGCGTGGTCAGTGTGTACCTTCGTTTATTAGGAATGCTGATACCGGTAAGAACCCTGGAGCATTTGTTGGAGAGCCTTTGAAAGGTTTTCAAGAAAATATTATATCGTTTGATGCTAATTCTCTATACCCGAATGTGATGATATCTCTTAATATGTCTCCAGAAACGAAAGTGGGTAAAATTGAAGATAAAAATAATAATGAAATAGTCATACGACACGCAAATGGTAAAGTGTTTACTTTAACCCATGAAAAGTTTTTAAAGTTCTGTAAAAAGGAAGAGATAGCTATTAGTAAAGCTAACGTGTTATTTACACAAAGGTTTAAAGGTGTAATGCCTGAAATTTTAGATTATTATTATGATAAAAGAGTCGTTGTTAAAACTAAACTTGGTAAACTTAAAAGAGAATATTCAAAGAGTAAGGTTAAGAGTAAGGATCTTAAATTTGAAATCGATCAATTAGATGCTAAGCAATTATGTATTAAAGTTTTAATTAATTCAATTTATGGTTATTTTGGTAATAAGCATGCACCTTTTGGGGATGATGATATTGCAGCTTCAATTACTTTAACCGGTCAGGCAGTTATTAAACAATCTAACGAATTGCTTAAAAGGTACATTAAAGAAAAAGCTAATATTGAAGATGAAAAAACTCTTAATGATTGTATCATATATAATGATACTGATAGTAGTTATATTTCAGTTAAACCTTTAGTTAAAGCAGGTCTAACTTTTACCGATGAAAATGGTAAATTAACTCAAGCATTTCATGATGAGGTACAAAATATTGAAGACTTTTTAAATGATGAAATTAAAGTATGGGGTGGTAAAAACTTAAATTCTAAAGACTGTAGATTTATCTTTAAACGTGAAGTAATTGCTGATACAGGTATATTCTTACAGAAGAAACGTTACGTTATGCATATTTTAGATGATGAGGGTATACCGATGGATAAGTATAAGTATACCGGGGTAGAAGTTGTAAGAAGTACAATGCCAGATGCTATTAAACCCCATGTTAAAGATATTATTGAAACGATGTTATCTACTCAAAGTCTTGCTGAAACGAATGCCGTGTTAGATAAAGTTTATAAAATATTCATTGACTTACCAGTTGAAGATATAACGTTTGTTTCCGGGTTAAAAGGTTATGAAAAATATGCTGGTCAATGTGATGATTGGAAGACTGCAAAAGGCATGCCTATCCACGTTAAAGCTGCTTATTATCATAATATGTTACTTAAAAAATTTAATATTGAAAAGGAATATGAAACTATTAGTTCTGGTGATAAGGTTAGATACTTTTATTTACAGCAGCCTAACCCTTACAACCTACCAAGTTTAGCATACAAGTATTATTACCCGGAAGAGTTTAAAAAGATATTTCACGTTGACTATGATAAAATGTTTGAAAAAAATCTTTATGCAGTTATTGAGAGATTTTATGATAATGTTAAATGGGCTATTCAAAAGCCTGGTAATGCGGTTCAAACAAACTTATTTGATCTTTTATGTTGATTTATACGGTCATTAACTCATAATAAGATATGAAAATATTAATTTTTGGGTTACCTGGAAGCGGGAAATCTACATTAGCTGAACAACTATGTAGACATTTAAATGGAGTATGGCTTAACGCTGATAAAATTCGTGAGGAATATAATGATTGGGACTTCTCAATGGATGGTAGAATTAGACAAGCAAACCGAATGAGATTTTTATCTGACGGAGTTGTAAAAGCTGGTAAAATTTCATTAGCTGATTTTGTTTGTCCGACTGAAAGAGCACGTACTGAATTTGATGCTGATTTTACTATATGGATGCAAACAATAAAAGAAGGTCGATTTGAAGACACAAATAGAATATTTGAAATTCCTACTAGCTATGATTATGTGGTTAAAGAGTGGTCAAAAGATACCCATGCAAAAATTGTACCTTTAATAAATGAATGGATAGAAAAAAATAATGTTTAATAATCAAAAACCAACAGTACAAATGTTAGGTAGGTGGCAACCTTGGCATAAAGGTCACACAGAATTATTTAAAAGAGCTTTGCAAAAAACTGGTCAAGTTGCTATAATGGTTAGGGATTTAGATGGAGAAGATAACCCATTCGACCATGCTAATGTATATGAAAATATTATTCAAGGTTTATCTAAAGAAGGCTTTACACATAAAAGAGAATATACTATTATTACAGTACCAAATATAGTTGATATAAGCTATGGTAGAGGGGTAGGTTATACTTTTACTGAGCATGATTTAGGAAAAGATGTACATAACATTAGTGCTACGAAAATAAGAAAAAAATTAAGAGAAGAAGGTAAATTAAGTTGATTTACGTTTAACAGTTATTAAAATATATGTATGTCAGATATAAATTATACTACGTTCATCGATAATGCAGGCCGTGCCATTTTTGGAGCGGTAGAAGAAGAAACACAGGATACAATTAAGGTAAAAAACCCCGTAATGATTGCTGTTAACCAACAACAAAATGGTCAAATGGCGGTACAGCTATTTCCAATCTTTTTTCAAGAATTTGTTGTTGAAAGTGATAATACGAATCGTTCTAACTTCTTTACATATACAAAGAATAATATTGCTTTAGGTTCAAATTTTGAAGTTGAACCTCGTATTGTAGATCAATACCAACGTATTGTTAATCCACAATTAGTTGCAGCTGATAGCGGAGATTCTTCTGAGGAACCAGAAGTTATAAAGTTATTCGACGAAGAAGAAAAGTAAAAATATAAAAACCAAAAAAATAACCTCTCATATATTTTGTTATATATGAGAGGTTCCTATGTATGACGCCGCAAGAAATATTTGATTATAAATTAGGATGGAAATCTTATTCATTCTCTGTACCGTTTCATTCAGACTGGGAAATGGAGTATGTAGATTATTGCAAAAAAAATTTTAATAAATGGCAATGGGATACACTTAAGTGGTCAAATGTATATGAGCATACAATGCTATTTGAAAAAATAAAAGATGCTGATAAGTTTAAAGAATTTATTGATAAACGATAATCATATACTATAATAGTATATATGAGTAAAGAAATTGATGATATTTTATCTGTAATTGATAAATCTAATCCATATGCATCTTTCTTAAATGAAAGTGCTATTAGTAATGTAGATGGTTGGTTAGATACTGGGTCGATGGTACTTAATGGTATTGTATCTGGTTCATTATTCGGTGGTATACCGAGAAATAGAATGACCTTATTGGCTGGTCCAAGTATGACCGG